GGTGAGGGATGATCATGAAGAAATCGAGGATCTTAATCCCGATGGAGTAGGGTTGGACGAACCATTCAAAACGCCATGGGGTGAGATCATGGACCCAGGGACATCGGGAATACCCGAGCAGGATATCAATTGTCGTTGCGCCGTAGCCCTACAATTTAAGGATTCGATGGTTTCGGACAACGTTTCCGAGCTGTCCGAGGCCGTGACGTTGCGTGATAGATCCGAAAAATACGAGCATTTTGAATCTATCGAGGCCTGCATGGGCGATGCCGGGATGGTCGCCGAGTTCCCCGATCAGGCGCAGAGATACGCGGTTTGTTTGTCAAAGACAAAATAATTTTCTTTTATTTTTGTCACTTCGGGTATATTATTTCTTCAATCCAACAAAACTGAATAACAACTAGGTTTCCAGGGGTGTTTATGTCCACGGAATTTTGTCGAGAATTTGCTATCACCAAGACCGACGACGAACAACGCGTGGTCTACGGGTGGGCCTCGGTAATTTCCGAAAAGGGCATTCCGACCGTTGATACCCAAGGCGACATCATCGAAGCCGCTGACCTGACCAAAGCCGCGCACAATTTCATGCTCGATTCTCGCGCCGGGAAGTTGATGCACCAAGGCGGAAAGATCGCCGAAGTTGTCGAGTCAGCCCTATTCACTTCCGAGATGCAAAAGTCCCTCGGGATCGATCTCGGCAAAGAGGGTTGGTACATCGGAATGAAAATCCTCAAAGAAGATTTGTGGACTCGAATCAAGGCCGGGGAGTTTCCGGCGTTCAGCATCGGTGGGCGTGCTCATCGCGTTCCCGTTGAAGGAGCGAAGTAATGCCCTCTCATTTGCGAGACTTGGAATTGGAAGAGGTGTCCCTGGTTGACCGACCGGCCAACAAAGGCGCTCGTGTCACTTTGATGAAAAGAGAAGTCGAAAGTCCGAGAGAGATGTTGCTCAAGGCTCTCGAAGTCAGCGGTCTCTCGAAAGAAGATGCCGCGAAAATTTTGCAGGAGGAACCTATGACCGATGTCGAAAAGAAAGCGCAAGAGGAAGCGTTGGCGAAGATCGCCGCCCTCGAAGCCGAGAAGGTCGAGATGGCCAAGACCCTCAAGACGAAGGAAGAGGAACTTGCCGCTGCCGCCGCGAAGGAAAAGGAAATGGCCGCAAAGTCCGCGACTCCCGTCGAGCTTGACGCCGTGACCAAGAAGCTCGAAGCCGAAGTGGCCAAGGCCGAAGAGTTGAAGGCCAAGGTCGCGAAGCTCGAAGAGAAGGAAGCCATCACCAAGATCGAAGCCGAATTGGCCGATCTGTCGAAGGTGGCCAAAGTCGCTGACCTCGCCCCCATCGTGAAGAAATTCCGCGAGACGGACAAGGCCGCGATGGACTCGATGTTGACGCTGATCAAGTCGTTGGCCGCGCAGGTTGCCGAAGGCAAACTGTTCAAGGTCCTCGGCAAAGACGGCGAAGGCGATTCCACGACCAAGCTGGACACGTTGGCCAAGGCTTTGATGGAGAAGGACTCGACGCTCACTTTCGAACAGGCTTTCACTAAAGCCCTTGAGACGAAAGAGGGTCGCGAGGCTTACGCGCAAGAGCGCGAGGGAGGCAAATAATCATGGCGACTGAAGACAAGGGAAAAAGCATTTCGCTTCCCGCCTATGCTGATTACTCCACCACGGGTCAATTCCGTGCGGTGTATCTCAGCGGTGGAAAAGCGCGGTTGTGCGGGGCTTCGGCTCGGGCAATCGGAATCTTGCAGAACAAGCCGGAAGCGGCTGACGCTGCAGCCGAGGTCTTGCGAGATGGAGTCAGTCTCGCGGTTGCTGGCGGGTCGTTCTCCGCTGACGACTATTTGACCACCGATGCCAATGGGGATCTCGTGGAGGCGTCCACCGGAGATGAGATCTGCGCCCAAGCGCTGGAAGATGCCGTGGACAATCAAGTCGTGTCCGTCCTGCTTTTGGTGCAGGCCGTTCCGAACATAGCCTAAAGGAGGCCTGAACCATGCCGAGACCTACTGCTGGCGATCTGCACATTGATCGCGCGTTGACCAACGTTAGCGTTGCTTATGCCCAGGACCCTAACGGATTTGTGGCGGATCAGGTGTTTCGCAACATCCCCGTCCAAATGCAATCTGACAAGTATTACAAGTACGGAAGCTCCGATCTGTTCCGCTCGGAGATGAAGAAACGCGCCTCCGGTACGGAATCCGAGGGGATCGGTTTCGACGTTTCGACCGACAATTACCTGTGCGACGTGTATTCGTTGCACATGGACATTGGCGATCAGGAACGCGCCAACCAGGATGAGCCGATCAATTTGGATCGCGATGCGACCAACTTGCTCACTCACCAGTCCTTGTTGAACAAGGAGAAGAAATTCGTCGAGAAATTCTTCACCAACGGCAAGTGGGCGAACAACGTCACCGGCGTCAACGGAACCCCCACCTCGGGTCAGTTCCTTCGTTGGAACGATGCGGCCTCCACCCCCATCGAGGATTGGCGCGATGCCAAGGCCGAGGTGCTGGAGAATACGGGAATTGAGCCTCGCGTGGGTGTGTTGGGATACCGCACCTATGTCGAGTTGATCGATCACCCGGACATCGTTGACCGGATCAAGTATTCGGGCGGCGTTGGCTCCAATCGTCCCGCGATCATTGGGCTGGAAGCTTTGGCCCAATTGCTGGACCTCGACAAGCTTTACGTCATGAAGGCTGTCGAGAACACGGCGAAGCAGGGCTTGACGCAAGTCAACGGCTTCATCGGTGGAAAGCACGCGCTCCTGTTGCACGTGGCCCCCACCGCTGGCCTGTTGACGCCGACTGCCGGGTACACGTTCTCGTGGAACGGGTTGCTCGGTGCCGGTGCGTTGGGAAATCGAATCAAGCGGTATCGGATGGAGCATTTGGCCGCCGACCGGATTGAGATCGATCTGGCCTACGACATGAAGATGGTGTGCTCCGATTTGGGGTACTTCTTCAACACCGCCGTGGCCTAAGAGGGTTGTTTCGGGGTTGGGGCGGTCTAAACAGCCGCCCCTCTCCCCTTAAATCTAATCAGAGGAACCTTTCATGACCCGCCATTTCTGCCGTCCTGATTTCGATCCAAACGCAAAGATTTACACCGTAGCGAAAGACTTCAAATTCTCTGGTCGCTTATTCCGGGCCGGGACTTTGTTCGATACGACCAAAACCTGTTGCGCAATGCGCAAGACCCGGATGCTTTATGAGCAACGGCTTCTTGTCCCCGGCGCTCCGATTCCCGTTGTTCCTCCGGCCCCAGCGAAGACCCCAGAAGTGAAGATCGAAAAACCGATTCCTTCTGGCCCCGCCGTGATTGAACTTGACGAAGAAACTCCCCCTGCGGCCCCTGAAGCGGTGGGGGTGAAAGTCGAGGCTCCCAAGGTCATCATTCCCATCAAAGAATACACCAACGGGAGCCCTCGATTTGTTGGACGGGGGAAATGACCTGGAGCTACACCGGCCCATCTCACAGCGATAATGACGAGGTCCGTTTTCTCATTGGAGATACGGACACGACTGATCAGCAAATCACCGACGAGGAAATCACTTATCTCGTGACTCGCGAGGGATCGGTTTTTGGCGCGGCGGTCGAGGCGTGCAAATCCATTGCCGCGAAGTATGCTCGGCTCGTCGATAAGTCGGTTGACGGATTGAGCATTTCCTTTTCGCAACTTCAAGCCCACTATTCCGCGTTGTCAAAAACGCTTAGCTCCAAAAGCTCAGCGAAAAACGCCACGCCTTACGCTGGTGGGATTAGCGTCACGGATCGTAATACGGATGAGGCGGATTCTGACCGCGTTAAACCGGTGTTCGTTCGGGGGGATTTCGACTTCCCTGGGAACGAGCCGGGTATCGTGGCAGATATACCCGAGTCGTGAGGCTGGACTGGGGCAGTTTACCAGTCTTTATCGTTGGTGGGGGAACTTCCCTTAAACCTTATACGGAACAACTCAAGACTCTTCACACGAGGGGTTTTGTTTTGGCCGTTAACGACAGTTACAAGTATTGCAAGCCCGATGCCGTTTTCTCCTTGGACTCCGTTTGGCTCGAAAAGAATCAACCGATTTTCCCGACACTTACTTGTCCGGTAGTCGTCGCAGTAGACAAAGACGCCTTTCGCCCGGAAGTCCCCAACCTACACTACGTTGAAAGGAAAGATCGAAATGGTGGTTCACAACTCAGTGAGGATATTACGGCAATCACCAACGGTCTTAATTCTGGTTTTGGTGCTCTCAACTTGGCCTACCAATATGGGGCCAAAACCATTTACCTCTTGGGATATGACTTCATGCCTGGGGACAACGGTGACAGTCACTTTCATCAAGGATACCGGTGGTACTCTGCGCGTAATGCGAAGCTACTCTATCCGAAGTGGTGTGAATTATTTGAAGGGACTCTCCCGCAATTAAGCCGGGCCGGGGTTCAAGTGTGGAATTGTTCAAATCGAAGCCTCTTGAAAGCCTACCCATATAAACCCTATGAGGAGATTTTTGCATGACGGATCAAATCAAGAAATGCGTTTGCGGGTGTGAGGAGTTTGGGGATTCGATGTCGATCAAGAAGTGTCGAAAGTGTGGGGCAATTGTTCAAAACGTGGATTTTACAAAAGAGGAGATGCTGAGTTGGTACGAAACGGAATATAATTCAAAAATACAGAAAAAGGAAGGTAGAGAGATGTACTCAGAGCGCTATTCCCATGATTTGGCAGTTGCAAATGTCCGGCTTGACAAATATAAATTATCGGGGCGAGTCCTCGATGTTGGTTGTGGTAATGGTGCATTTGTTGATGCGTGTCGCGCTCGCGGACTTCAAGCCGAAGGAACGGTTCTTGAACACAACGAATCGGAAGAATTGAAGTTTTATCAAGGAGAGCTTTCTTCAATCGGTTTTCCAACCGGATCTTTCGACGTTGTTTGTTACCATGACGTTTTGGAACACGTTCAAGATCCTATTGCCGAGTTGAAAGAAGCCCGAAGGATCTTGAAAATTGGGGGCCGTTTGATTGTCGATTTCCCTCGCTTTTATGCTCCTGAAGGCCAACATCACTGGAGACCGATTCAACATCTGTGGATGTTGACGCCGGATCAATTGGTCAAAACAATTCAAGACGCCGGGTTTACCGTGTCGGAGACAACGAATCCGATTCCATCCAAGGTCGTTGTTGATTGCATTTCGACGCGAGAATACGGACCGAAGGTTTTGTTGATCCCTGGCATGGGGGATATCTACTGGGTTGCGGTCAAAATACACCAATGGGCGAAAGAAAAGCTTCCGCGCGTTTATATTTGGAACTTTGATAAACGCCCGAGGTCGGACGATTATGTCCCTCGCATTCCGTTTTTTGACTTTGCGGGGTATCACGAAGGGTCCACAAAAGATCTTCCCGATTTCGATGAAGGATATTTCCGAGATAAAACATGGTGGAACGATACCCTCGGTTTTGATCACATCGTTATGTACAACGGTGTTTTAAGGCAAGGGAAAAGAATGGAGGACACCGACCTTCATTTAACCTGCGATTGGAATGTCCCAATTTTTGAATCGCTTGAGGATAAAAAATCGAAGAAAGAATTCAAGGAAAAATACGGAAGATATGTTGTTGGGTATTTTTCCGATTTTGGGATGTTTAAGAGCTGGGCCAAGGAGTGGTCAAACGAGGTAATTGCCGATATTGTTCGGCGGATTTCTAAGGAATTAAACGCCAAGGTATTGTTGACGGGGTGTAAATGGGATAAGGATGTTAATAATGCCGTTCAGGCCCTGGCCCCGGAATGCACGGAAAACATTTGTGGTCAAACGTCTACGGCGGAGATTTTGGCATTGATGCGTGGATCGGTTGGGGTTTTTGGATATTGTGGTGGAAACACCATCCAATCCGCAGGATTCGGAATCCCAACCGGGATGGTTTGGAACCATTACTTTAAGGATGATGGGTTTTTCCGCACTTGCATTGCCCCGGACGCGAAATACGCCCTCTGTGTTCAAAGGGATATGACCCCAACGGAGTGCGTTGATAAATTCCTGGCTCTGTACAAGGATAAAAATGAATAACGTCATTCTCCTTAAATCGGGAACCAAGTACACGGCGAACCAAGTCAATCGGCTTGCGGATGAATTAGCAAAGCAAAATATCAATCCCGTTTGTTACACGGATGATCCGGAAGGGGTTCTGTGCAACACTCGTGATCTTCCGACCGATGAATATCCCGATGTGACGGGGTGGTGGTGGAAGCTGTGGTTGTTCGCCCACAATCCGGGGGATCTTTACCTTGACCTTGATGTTTTGATTGTCGGGGAGATTAAACCCCTGCTTGATCTTCCGACCGAATGGACCGCGATCAAAGACCCATGGCAAGAAGGGATGTACAACACGAGCGCCGTTAAGATCGGAAACGGTGGATTTGGTTTGCTGTGGGATCGGTTTCTTGAGGACCGACCGGATAAGGGAAAGTTGGCACGATACGGGGATCAGGCCTATTTCACTTCGCAATTGAGCGAGATGGGGCTGGTAAAGTCATTTGACCCCTCGTTACTATTGAGTTACAAGAACGATATTCTACATGGCAATTTTGACAAGAATTGTCGCGTAGTTTATTTCCACGGTAAGCCGAAACCGTGGGATATTAATGAGATGGAAATCCTTATGAGGTTTTTATCATGAAAATTTTGGTAAGCGGTGAGATTCAGCGACCCACCCCACAGATCGGAAACATTTTGAGATTGTGGAACATTTTAAAACTTCGTTGGCCTGACGCTTCCGTTTTGACGGACTCGAAAAACAAAATGACGCCAGAGGAATGGAAAGGGGCCATTGACGGAGAACCCGGCGATGAGATGGAAATCGTAAGGGCCGCGAAGGAGGGAGACTTTGGAATGGTCGTCGGCTTCGAGCTGTGCAAACGGGCGACCGATCAGCTTGAGGCGGCGGGGATTGATTGGGTTAATTCGATCATTCATCCGATCCGTTATGGCCCCGACTTGTTGTTTGGTGCCAAGACGAACCGAAGGGAATTACCATTCAATACGGTTTCAATGCGCCAATGGGAACACACCTTCCGTTGTTGGGCGTTATTGGAGAAGGCCCGAAACGCTCGAAACCTTCAACAGTCGGATAACTTCGCCGTCATCATTGGACAAGTTCCGAGAGATAAAAATTGCACCGGTGTAAATTTTGTGGAAATTGCCGTTAAGTTAGAGGGGGAATTCAAAAAGCTTACCCCGATGGTGTTTTTCAAACATCATCCGAAGGCTGATTTTCAAGACCTTCCCGTTTCGGCAATTGAGAATAACACCTATGAATTGTTGTCCCATCCGAATTGTGTCAAGGTGGGCGGTTGGAATTCGTCGGTATTGTACGAGGCCCAGTTCTTCGATGTGCCGACGCAACAACTTGGGCCGTCATGGTGGGAAGGCTTTGTCCCCATTACCCTTTCTCAACTGGTGGGGTATAATCTACCCGATGGAGCCTTGCGCCGGATCGTTCAAGACACCTGGGGCTATAGGAGTTGACGAATGGGATTTATCAATTGGTTTAAGGGGATGATGAAAGATTCGATCACCTATGCTCCCCTTTCGAGCCGGGACGCCTATGGGAAACCGACCTATGGGACTGCCGTAACCTATTCGGCACGAGTGACGAACAAGAAAAACAAGGTCACCCGAAAGGACGGTCAAGAGGTCGTTTCCAATACGATGATTCGACTTTACAGCAACGTTGCAACCCTGACCGTAGAGGGAAAAGTTACGATGGCGGACGGCACGACCCCGACCGTTCTGACCATTGACCACTTCCCTGATGAAACCGGACCTTGTACAACCGTCATTTATGTTTAAGATCACCAGTCGGTGGACCGGGGTTGAAGAATTCATCGCGAAGGTTGAAAAACGAATCCCAGAGGCGCAACAAAAGCTTCGCCAATTTGTTTACGAAGATGCCAATAATATCATGACTGAGGCGAAACAAGGGGTTCCGGTTGACACCGGCACCTTGAAGTCCTCGGGGTTTGTTCCATTGCCGACCGAAACGGAGAGCGGAGGGGTCAAGATCGAGATCGGATTCGGAGGCCCCGCAGGAACGGGCAACATGAGTGGGGATACGAACTCTACCCCTGCGGGATATGCCACCTATGTCCATGAGGATCTACAGGCCCATCACACGGTCGGCCATGCAAAATTCCTCGAAATCCCGTTCCGAAAATACGCTCAAACGTTTGTTTCCAGGCTTCAAACGTTCTTATCTCGCTGATTTTTGTGATTCCGAATCAGCATTTCGATTTGCGAAATACATAATGCCGGGTCTTTTGTCGGTCCGGAGAATTTTTCCAAAAGACACGCTCCGATAAATCCCGAAACGCTTTCGTACCCAGCCTTTTGGGCGTGCCGGACCAACCGGTCCATCGTGACTCCGTCCGGTAGGGTGATAATTAATCGATGGTTCATTTTGTCCTCACAATCGTGTCGGAGTACGAGTCTCCGTTCGGGTGGGAGTCGGAATAAGCCTGGTCCTGGTAGACCTCGTAATTTTTGCCCTCCGAGTCGTCATACGGAGTGGAGAGGATGGCGTTTTTCCATCCCCGGACCTGTTTGATTTTTTTGAACGCATACTCGACAGACCCGTAGTCGGTATTGTCGTTCAGGCTTCCGTCCTGCCACATGATTTTTACCATTTTGGGACCTCCGGCCTCCTGCCGGTCTCCCGGCCTCTGGAGGGGTTGCTCGCTTCCTATGAACATCAATATATATCAGTTCCGATATACAGTCAATAAATATTTAAAAAAGCGACACAATAAAATACAATAAATTCCATCGTTTTGCCCTATTTTTCCCTATACATTTTGACAAAACTCTATAGTATAATTGCTTAAACCAATAATCGAACAACTTATTTGCGGACTCTCCATTGTTTCTGGACGCCCTGAAAAACCATCTCGTCGCGAAGGGGATCACGTGGCCCATTTATACGGGCTATCTCCCTCCGACCCCGGATCAGGTCATCGCGCTCTTCGAAACCCCTGGGGATGATGCTGATATCGTAAGCGACTCTTCCGAGATTTCTTACGATAAGCCGGGGTTCCAGGTGCGCGTGCGCGGGGCACGTCTCGATTACGAAAGCGTTCGAGACCAGATTCATTTATGCTTTGTTGCTCTTCACGCCAACGAACCCGCCACAACTTCTGGAGAACCTGTTTTTGTTTATGTGTACGCTGTCGGCTCTGGGCCGTTGCCGATGGGGTTGGATGGAAACGAACGGCACGAGCTGAGCTGGAATTTTAGGACAATGCGTTCGCGCGAGGAGGCTTAACCATGGCCGCTGAAAAGGGACGGAATTTTAACATCCAAACGACGGACGGGACTTCTCCCGTTACGTTCTCGGATGTCGCCGGGATCAAGTCGAACAATTTTTCCATCAACAACGAGTTGGTGGACATCACCTCAATGGACGATGCCGGAAAGCGGAAGTTGCTTGCCGACGCGGGGGTGCAATCCGTGAAGATCACCGGATCGGGCGTGTTTACCGATACGACGAACGAAGGGTTGATCACTACGCGCGCGCTGGCGCAATCCATCGACTCCTACCAAGTCGTGACCGAAGGTGGTGATACCTTCGCCGGATCGTTCCAGATCGCGAGTTTGGAATACGTGGGAGAACACGCAGGCGCTCGGACGTACAGCGTGACGTTGGAATCCAGCGGGGCGGTGACTTACACGCCTGCCGCTTAATCAAACAAAAGGGGTTGTCATGATCTTCAACGAAGAAAGGGCCGAGCTTTCTGGAACGCTGGGGAAAACCCCTGTCGTTTTGGAAGCGAGTTTTGGGCGCGTGAACCGGTACGAAAAGACCGCTGGAATGAACTTTGTCCAATGCGCCAATCACTTCATGCAGGGGGACGCGGTGACGGTTTCGGAAGCCGCACTTTTCTTGTCGGCGTTCGTGAAACAAGAACCCGAATTGACCTACGAACAGGCCGGGGATTTGATTATGAAGAACGGGATGACTCAGGTTATTCCGTTCTTCACCCCGGTTATTTCGAAGGTCCTCGGTGGACGGTTCGAGACGGAAGAGCAAATGAAGGCTCGTCTCGAAGAAGAGGCGAAGTTGGGAAACGCACAAGCCGAGACCAGCCCGAGCAACTAACCGAGTTGCCCTGGAAAAGATGGATGCAGTTGGGCCTCGGCGTTCTTGGATGGTCGCCCGATGTGTTTTGGAGATCGAACGTCACCGAATTATATCGGGCGCTAGAGGGTTGGAAAGAGGTCAATTCCGCACCCGATCCTGCGGATGACGCGATGACCCCGGAAGAGTACAAAGCGCTACGGGAAAAATTGGCCGCTCAGAGGGCAAAGAAATGTCAGCAGAAGTAGACAAACTCATTGCAACCATCGAGGCGGACATCTCCAATTTCAAAGCGGGGATGGAAAGCGCCAGCAAGATTGCAAAAAAAGAGACCGATAAGATCATCGGAATCAATAAGGACCTCGCTTCCGCGATGAAGGATGTCGGCGGGAAGATGTCTTTGTTTGTCACAGCCCCTCTGACGGCCATCGGTTATAAGGCCGTGAAAATGTTCAGCGAAGCCGAGGACGCCGTCACTCGTTTGCGGATTGGGCTTCAGGCAACGGGCGGAGCGGCGGGGTTTACCGCTTCTCAATTTGAGGAGATGGCGAACAGCTTTCAAAAGGTAACGGCTTTTGAGGGCGATCAGATCATTGCTGACGTGACCGTGGCCCTTCTAAAATTTGAATCCGTTTCTGGGAAAACGTTCAAACGCGCTCAAGCCGACATCCTCGATTACGCGGCGCAGAGTGGAATCGGACTGTCTGCCGCTTCTCAGCAAATTGGCCGCGCTCTTGAAGATCCCATTCTTGGATTAACCCTCCTTCGTCGGGCCGGAATCATTTTCTCTGATGGCCAAAAGGAGATGGTAAAACATCTTGTCGAGGTTGGGGATAAGGCCCAGGCCCAGGCGGTCATTCTTGGGGCACTAGAGGGCAAATTCCATGGGGCTGCGAAGGCCATGGCCGAAACCACAAGCGGCCAATTAAAACAGGCCTGGAACGAAATTGGGGACGCAATGGAGGATGTTGGGAAGATCCTCGCCGCCTACGTCATCCCTGCCGCAAAGGCCGCAAAGGAACTTGCTCAAGAATTCCGTGCGCTTCCGGACAGTACAAAGAAAACCATTGTTGCTGTCGCCGCTGTCGTGGCCGCGATTGGCCCCCTCCTCATAACCATAGGATCTGCGGTTATGACCTTTGCAAAGCTGAAGGCAATCATGATTGTTGGGGCTGGAGCCGTGAAGGTTTTTGCCCTGTCCTGGGTTCCCGTCATCGCGCAAATCGCCCTTGTCGTTGGCGTCCTTGCCGCCGTTTATATTGGGGTCACGTCTTTAATGGATAACTGGAAAGCTCTTGGAAGTTTGGCCGCTGGCGTTTGTCATTGGATCGTAGGGGAAGTCGAGGCCATGGCGTCCAAGACGGTTGGCGCGTTTTCAAAATGGCCCATCATTGGCAAGATGATGAAAGAGTCCTCGGACAGCGCCAAGGCCGCATCCGAAGCGAACTTCGCGAAGATGTCCGATGACGTGGATCAATTCAACGCGAAGTCGGTCAATATCAAAGACAGTATCCAATCCATTAAAAACGATTGGGGTTATTTGCTCAATTCGTCCGCCACTTCGGCCAAACCCGAAGAAAAGAAGGGCGGGAAAAAGACCGACGCAAAGGAAACGGAAAAACAAGTTATCGCGCTTAGTAAACTTCAAAAAACCCTCATCGATAGCCTGCAAGACAAATTCGGAACGTTCGTTTCCGCGTGGGTTTCTGGAACGGCCACAATGGCCGATGCGTTTAAGGAAATGATCAAAAGCATTATCGCAGAACTCGTGAAGCTTGCCGCAATGTCGATCTTCAAATGGTTGTTCTCCGGAATCCTTAAAAACATTCTTGGGGGTGGAGTTGGCGGGGTTCTCGGGAGTGTTTTGGGTTTGTCCTCGAAGGCTGGAACCGCTTCGGCTTCTGTAACTGAATCTTTTCACGGAAACGCCTTCTCCGGCCCAATCCATCCTTTCGCCAACGGCGGAGTTTTGAACGGCCCGATGATGTTTC